GCGAGCAAGGTCGTGCACGCACGTCCGGCGGTCGGCTACAAGTTCCCCGACCCGGGCGTCTACGACTACCTGATCACGTTCTCCTGAGTCCTGTAGGAGGGAGGCGCGGAGAGTGCTCCGGATTACTATTCCCCTGGCCGAGATCTTCGACGAGGAGACCAGCGAATTCACGATAGCCGAGGGCGTGATGCTGGACCTGGAGCACTCTCTCGTCTCACTGTCAAAATGGGAGTCGAAATGGGAAGTCCCCTTCATCTCGACGCAGAAAACCGAGGAGCAGACGCTGGATTACATCCAGATGATGGTTATCGGTGAGCTGCCGGCGGAGAAGGACTTCAACAGGCTGACTCCGGGGAACATCAAGGAGATACATCAGTACATCGATGCGAAGATGACGGCAACCTGGTTCACCGACCGGCAGGAAGCACGGGCCAGCCGGGAGGTCGTCACTGCCGAGCTGATCTACTACTGGATGATCGCGCTCGGGATCCCGTTCGAGTGCGAAACCTGGCATCTTAACCGGCTGCTGACGCTGATAAAGGTCTGCAACATCAAGAACGCGCCGGCGCAGAAGATGGACAGGGCCGCAGCAGCCGCTCAGCAGCGGGCGCTTAACGACGCACGGCGGAAGCAGACCGGATCCAGGGGCTGAAGGAGGACAGGATGCCCAGAATCCAGTGGGACGTGCAGGGAAGGCGGATCTACGAGACCGGGATAGACCGGGGCGTTCTCTACTCCGGATCGCTTGACGGGATTCCGTGGAACGGGCTGGTGAGCGTTTCCGAGCTCCCTGTTGGAGGCGAGCCCAGGGAATACTACCTGGACGGGCTCAAGTATGCCGTCTCCGCGACCTACGAAGAGTACTCGGCGACTATCGAGGCCTTCTCGTGCCCCGACGTGTTCTACCCATGCGAGGGATTCATCCAGTTGTCCCCGGGACTGCTGGCGGATGCCCAGCCCCGATCGGAATTCGGCTTCTCCTACCGGACGCTGATTGGGGATGACGTGCAGGGCACGGCTCTCGGATACCGCATTCACGTTGTCTATAACGTGGAGGCCGTACGATCGAGTTTCACGCATCAGACAACCGGCGAGCGGGAAGACACGAAAGCCCGGTCATGGGATATCATGGCTGTCCCGGAGCGGGTTGACGGATACTGGCCGATTTCGCATATTTCAGTAGATTCCCGGAAAGTCAGCAGCACTGCCCTCACCAGCATCGAGAACGCTCTCTACGGGAGCGTCAGCACGGCACCGAGGCTGCCGACAGTATCGGAGATGATCACCATGGCGGCGTCATGAGACTAACATGGGATGACACGGCCCGGGAGTACACTTCCGGCCTCAGCCAGGGTGTTCTCTATCCTGAGGCCGGGGCGGGAGTTGCCTGGAACGGGCTTATTTCCGTGACGGAATCCGGCGGGCAGAGCCCGGAGATCAGGTACCTTGACGGGCGGAGGTACATGAACAAGGTAGCACCACGGCTGTTCTCGGGAAGCATATCCGCGTTCACCTACCCCGATGAGTTCGAGCCGTGCATCGGGATATCCGGCGTGCTCACCGAGCAGGACCGGCAGTCCTTCGGTTTCTCCTACCGGACGAACAGCGAGCTGCATATCGTCTACAACGCCATGGTCGCGCCGTCCAAGCGGGATTACCAGACGACCGGGATTAAGATCGGGCTGGTCACGCTCGACTGGAACTTCGTGACGCTGCCGGTAAAAATCCCCGGGGGGAAATCTTCGTCACACCTCGTCATAATCCTGGGTGATTCCAGCCCGGCCGCGATAACCGATCTCGAGGCACTGATCTACGGGAATGACACGGATGACGCGGTGCTCCCTGATCCGGCCGACGTGATCAGCATATTCGAGTCCTACACGACGCTGCGAATCGACGATAACGGCGACGGCACCTGGACGGCTACCGGACCAAGTTCGGCGATAACCATGCTCGACGCCAGCACGTTCCAGATCGCCTGGCCGTCAGCCATATTCATCGACGCTACAAGCTACACGATCAGCTCACTCTAGGCTCCTGGCCGAAAAGGAGGGTTCATGGCAACAGTAACAGGCATAACGTCGGCCAAGGCCACGACGATCGATAACGCATCGATCGTTTCCGGGGCAGTCAACGCGGCGGGGCACCTGATACTCACGCTGAAAGGCGGCGGCACGATCGACGTCGGCTCTGTCGTCGAGCCGCCTGGCACAGTGGTGATGTATGCCGGATCCTCGGCCCCGTCCGGCTGGCTGATCTGCAGCGGGCAGGCAGTATCACGGACGACGTATGCCGCGCTCTTCGCGGCGATCGGCACGGTCTACGGAACCGGTGACGGCAGCACGACGTTCAACGTGCCGAGCATGGAGGCCAGGACGCCGAGACAGCAGGTCGCTGCGCTCGGGGCTACCGGCGGCGCCACGACGCACACGCACACGCTGGCCGGCCACACGCATACCGGGCCCAGTCATGACCACGACCTGGCGACCGGATCCCCGCAGGGCGTCGCGCTGGCTACGAACGCGAACCCGGGCACCGGTGACCTGTCCTGGAACCGGGTGGTTACCGCTGCCTGGAACGCGACGCACAAGGTAGCCAGCATGACAGTCGCTGCTCCTGGCGCTACCGGCCTGACTATCGCGTCAGCCCTGCAGGGGAAAGCCGGTACTAGCGGAACCGGCGCAACCGGCGGCAGCAGCGTTGCCAGCGACACCGGCTCGAGCCTGGACCCGTACCTGAACCTGAACTTCATCATCAAGACCTAGGCGGGATGATGGGCCTTACGATCAGCGATTCAGGTTCCTTTGACAACACCGACAAGTTCCTTGGCAAGATGTCGAGAGGTGATATCTACCGGAATCTCGACAACTTCGCGAGGACCGGGGTAGCCGCCCTGCGATCGGCCACTCCGGTAGATTCCGGCATAACCGCGTCCTCCTGGGGATATGAGGTCACGAAAGACCGGGGCGGAGCAACGATCACCTGGACCAACTCCCACCTTCATGAGGGCGTGAACATCGCGATCATCATCCAGTACGGCCACGGGACCGGGACCGGCGGATACGTGCAGGGCAGGGATTACATCAACCCGGCGATACAGCCCATATTCGACAGGATCGCTGAAGGAGTGTGGAGGGAGGTGACCTCAGCGTTATGGCGAGCATCGACAACAGAGTCGTCCGGATGGCCTTCGAGGGCGCCGGGTTCCTGGGCGGCGTAACCGCGGCCATATCTGCGCTGGCAAAGCTGAAGAGCAGCCTCGGCGGGCTCAAGGGCGCCGGGCAGTCAATCAACGACCTCGACGCTGCCGGCAAGAAGTTCTCCCTCGAGGGGATGGCAAAGGGCATCGACGGGCTGGCCTCGAAGTTCAGCAATCTCGGCATCGTCGGGATAACCGTGCTGACGAACATAGCGAACCGGGCGATCAACGCGGGGCTGAACATGGCGAAGGCCCTCACGGTCACCCCTATCGCCGCGGGACTCGATATCTACAGCACCAAGCTGAATGCGATGCAGACGATCCTCGCCAACACGGCCGGCCAGCAGGGATCGGACATCAAGAGCGTCACCGCCGCGCTGAGCGAGCTGAACCAGTACGCTAACCAGACGATTTACCGGTTCGCCGACATGGCGCAGAACATCGGCACCTTCACCGCCGCCGGTGTCGACATCAAGACTTCGGTGTCCTCGATCAAGGGACTGGCGAACATCGCCGCGCTGTCCGGGTCGAGCGCCGAGCAGGCCTCGACCGCGATGTACCAGCTGTCTCAGGCCATCGCGTCCGGCTCGGTCAAGCTGATGGACTGGAACTCGGTCGTCAACGCGGGAATGGGCGGCAAGGTCTTCCAGAACGCGCTGATCCAGACTGCCAAGGCGCACGGCATCGCCGTCGACCAGATGATCAAGAAGGACGGCTCGTTCCGGGAATCCCTGAAAGAGGGCTGGCTGACCTCCAAGGTGCTGACCGACACGCTGTCAACGTTCACCGGCGACCTGAGCGCCGCACAGCTCAAGTCGATGGGCTACACCGACGCGCAGACGAAGGCCATCCTGGCCCAGGGCAAGGCGGCCGTCGACTCCGCGACGAAGGTCAGGACGCTGCCGCAGCTCTGGGCGGCGATCGGGGATTCGATAGCCACTTCCTGGGCCAACGTCTGGGAGGCCCTGCTGGGCAACCTGACTGATGCGCAGAACCTGCTGACCGGCGTGCTCAACGTCTTCACGACAGCGTTCACCACCCCGGTCAACAACCTGGCCAAGTTCATCGGGGAATTCAGGAAACTCGGCGGGATGTACTCGGTCATCGAGGGGATCAAGAACATATTCCAGGCGCTGGGACTGATCCTGCGGCCGATAAAGCAGGCATTCCAGGACGTGTTCCCTCCTGCTACCGCAGCCGCGGCAGCGCTGCTGGCCAACAAATTCCAGCTGTTCACCGAGAAGCTCAAGATCAGCGGCCCGGCGATGATCGAGCTGCAGGCCATATTCAAGGGCTTCTTCTCGGCCATCAAGATCGGCATTGACATTGTCAAGGGCATCTTCGGGGTAATCGGCAAGCTGTTCGCCGCCATCGCGCACAACAGCGCCGGCTTCCTCGATATCGCTGCCAATGTCGGCGACTTCGTCAGCAACCTGAAGGACACCATCGAATCGGGCAAGGGGCTTACCAAGTTCTTCGACTTCCTTGCCAAAGTGCTGATCGCGCCCATCGCGCTGATCGGGCTGGTGGCGAAGGGGCTGTCCCATCTGGGCGACGTCGTCAAGGCGATAAGCAGGGTCGTCGGGCCGGTGATCTCCGCGATCGGGAACGCGTTCAGGGCACTGGGCAGCGGGCTGATGAGCGCGATCCGCAGCGGCGACTTGTCCAAGGTCGCCACGCTCGTCAACCAGGTACTATTCGGCGGGATCCTGCTGGCCGTCCGAAACTTCATCAGCAACTTCGGCAAGAAGGGCACCGGCGGCGGCATCGTAGACGCGATCAAGGCCCCGCTAAAAGCGCTGACCGGCACCCTCAAGGACATGCAGACGAACTTGAAGGCCGATACGCTGCTCAAGATAGCCGCCGCGGTCGGCATCCTGGCAGTATCCATGGTCGCGATCTCCCTGGTCAACGCAGGGGACCTGAGCAAGGCGCTCGGCGCGATGACGGTGATGTTCACCGAGCTGCTGACGGCAATGGCCGTGGTGTCCAAGATCTCCGGGCTCGGCGGGATCGTCTCGATGGCCGTGGTAGCCGCTTCGCTGAACCTGCTGGCGACGGCCATCCTGATCCTCACCGGAGCAGTGGCCATCCTGGCGC